ATACAGAAGACCAAGATTGACTTTGGCGTTATCTGTGGAATGAGGACAAAAGAAGAGCAAGAGGCTCTTGTCAAAAAAGGCGCAAGTAAAACATATAAAAGTAAGCACCTCGAAGGAAAAGCTGTAGACCTTATGGCGTATATTGATGGTCGTGCCTCATGGGAATTGAACCTCTATGACGAGATAGCTGATGCTATGAAAGAGGCAAGTAAGGAGACAGAGGTTGATTTACGTTGGGGGGCAAGTTGGCATATCAATAGTATGCGTGAACAAGAAATGACCTCCGAAGCAATGATGACACAATACATTGATCTCCGAAGGTCACAGGGAAGAAGACCCTTTATTGATGCGCCTCACTTTGAGTTGACTTAACCCTTAAGCCTTTCTTAGCTCTGGTACGTTCTAGGTGACCATCAGCAATCAACTCATTTACCACTCTGCCACAATGATTAAGTGAGTAGCCTGTCTCTTCAGCAATATCTTTAAGCATAGGTGAGAACTGCTTTTCTCTGAGATATTTTTCAATAAAATCATACACTCTTTTTTGAGTCTCATTAGCAAACTGTACCATCTTACAACATCTCCTTAATCGTTAAAGATTTGGCTCGTTCATAACGCTCCGGCTTGGCTTTTGTCATTGTAGGACGTTGTGCCTTATAGTGCCTCGTTATCCATTTCACTACGTGGGTTGTCTCTCCAAGAGTGTTGTAAATCTCTCCTATCTCACTGTTACCCATTTCCTTCATAACGACAGCCTCAAGTTCTTTTATGCGTTCCTGAGAAGTCTTAATCATGCTTTTAAGCTGATTGATCTCTAATATCTCATCACCAACATTAGCGAGGTCAACCACAGGCGCATCACTATCATGGCTATCAAAGACCATAGCTAAATCGTTAGGATCTTTCGATGGATACATATAGTCTCCTATCTCTCCCCCCTTCTCCACAGCTTCAACTCTTTTGTAAAAGTCTAGGCATTTCTCAACAATCGCTTTCTGCATTTTTGCGTCTTCTTTGTAGAAATAAAGACACAATTGAGAGCCAGAGTAGAGGATTGCTATCACTCCCCATTTACGCTTTGTTGCCATGAGACCAGCCTGTAACTGCCACACTCCCAAATGAGGGAGGGGTACATCACGAAAGTATGTCCTTGTGTTCTTGACCTCTAGGTTGCCATCTCCTTCAATCACGAAATCTAGGTTTAAACCTTGTGGCGCAAATGTTGATCTATCATCAATCGTAATAGTCTTTTTAGTTTCCACATGAAGGATGCCATCTAAAGACACAGAGAATAATTTCTTGCCATCGTGATGATAGTGATACGGCACTCTCACTTTATCAGTTACCTTGTCGATACCAAGAATATCAGCCGTTCTTTTGACGATAAGTGGCTCAACTAAATCACCCATCAGCATAGCCTCGTTTTGCTCTACTTCTTGGAAGGTAAAGGGTGCAACACCTCTTGCGCCTAAGATATTGGTCAAGAGTGTGTTTGGACTTGTGAATTGGCTATGACCCATCAATGCTACAATGAGAGACCCTGACAAATCCTTATTATCTGTGATCTTCCCTACCATTGCAGACTCACAAAAATAACAGGAGACCACGCTAATAATACAAGACTAATAAATATAAATACTAACTTACAAAAATCTACAATCATAACTAACCTCATCTGGTTAGTTACATTAGGCTAATCTGTCTGGTCAGGTTGATCAGGTTAATCAGGCTGATCAGAACGTGAGACTGACATTCTATATATTATGCGCCATCTTCAGACAGTAAACCTATGTAACTATGGTTTATATTATATAAGGCAATCAATGGGTTACAGTGACTACCTCTGCTCAATACTTCACTACTCTCTACTCTGCTCAATGAAAAAGAATACTTCTTAAAGTATTGGCAAGCGATTGTTATCATTGCATTAATCATCAATATAAACTGACCTTGTACAAGTTCAATCTCCATACAAGTCCAATCTATATGTGGAAATACAAATGAAATCAACGTGTTCTCCTAAAACTGACCTCTGGAGCGTTGGGTAGCTCTATACAGTAATCTGCTGCCCCTTTTAAGCTCTTGGAGCTATCCATAATGGAGTCTTCCATCAGTGCCATCTTTTTCGCATCGCTAAGATCACACTCGTCAATATCCTTCAATTCATCGACTAAAGACGTAAATACAACTATCGCATTTTGCAGATGGTTCAAGGTGCATAGAGGCACAGTGATACGTCTACAAAAGACATCATCATTACTGCGCTTTACTCTAAGACCTCTCTCCATTCTGCTTTCTTTCCAACTCAAAGGTTTATCCTTGTTCATTAAAAGTTACTCCTTGTAGTATAAATGTTAAAAGTTCACATAATCAATTGGTAGATTCTTCCTTTTTTTGGGGGTCTAACGTGGTAGACTCTACCATGTTTTTGAGCCTTTTATACTCTTGCATATCACGAAAATAATCGTCAAATTCTTGTGTTATTGTTGAAATCATTGCTTTTGTGTAGCGTTTCCACATACGAAAACCTCTCTTAGAAGACTGTAAAATAAGGCGATTGCCCTCATGTCTGCAATCAACCATCTTAAGATCACGACAATCATTAAAAATATTTCGTACAGTTTTTGGAGCAGCATTTATCTTGGTAGATATTTCCTTCAAAGTATACCACTTATTTTCGGCTCTTGCTAAACTTGTGGCTCTTGTAAATGGGCGGTGATAGATACCTCTATTTAGCCAATCTATCCATTTTTTATCTATTTCATCCGAAATGTGTGGCTTGTCTCTAAATAGATTTTTATGGACTGCTAAATCAAACTCAAGACTACGCTTTAATATTTTTGGCAAGTAATGATACTCTGCAAGATCGTTTGGTGAATTAAATATTTTTAAACCATGCAGGTCTACTTTCTTATTCATCTCCCCTCTCCTTTCAAAATATTTCGTATTGTTGAACGCTGCCATTTAAGGTTGCCTGTTCTGGTGCGTATCTTTCTTTCCTCTAGGCCACGCCTGTAATCCTCATAGGTCACAACTCCCCCATGTTCACTTCTAATCTCTCTGAGGATGGGTAGTATTTTGCGTCTAAATTCAGACGCATTTTCACTAATCGCCTGACTTCCTAATTTAGCATCTTTAATTATATTGTTATTGCCAGAAGTACGATTATATCGCCTTGCTTTTTCCTGACCTCTCTTGACGCTTTGAGCGTGTTTCTCTCTTCTGTGGATTATCATCTTCTCAGCACGTTCCAAGAGCTTACGATTAAATACCACATCACCCTCTGGGTCTTCTGTGTCCAGCATCGGTGTTTTGGTCTTCAAGATGTAATTCACACTTGTGAGGCTCTCTTCAATATTTCGCATTGTGGCGGTGATTAAGACGCATTGATCATTAGAGGTCACGACTTGGGTGGCGTCCTGTAGTCCTGTAATATTTGTGTCTGTAACCGCACTCTTTTGAAATACATCGCTGAAAGACTCTAATAGGTCTATGTTTCTCTCATCGGCATAATCCTGTATATCGCTCTCATATTTCTGGCTCTGATTAGACCCGTGTTTGTAGCGATTATACCCTACTCCTGTTTTATACTTCATTGACTGCTCCTTTCTTAGCAAATGGGTGATTTTTATTTACAGTTTCAATTAGCCTTCTGTCGGCAACGTGGGTATATATCTCTGTTGTCGTGACATTGGCGTGACCCAATAGACTAGAGATAACCATTATATCTGCACCATTTTCTAGTAGGTGTGATGCAAAGGCGTGTCTCAGCTTATGGGGTGATACTTTCCTGTGATCAACTCTGGCAACGGATGCTATGTGCTTCAACGATTGAAAGACAAGCTCTCTGTTAATGTAGCCTTGTTGTGAGTTGGTAGGAAATAAGTATTGTGAGTTACTCAAACGAGTCTCAAGCAATAATTCAAGATATGTGTCTATGGCTTCAGTGGTGTAGGATGATATAGGTACAAGTCGTTCCTTACTGCCCTTCCCTTTGACAATCATATGTTCCGGCTTGCCTGTGAAGATGCCCTTCTTCAGACTTATGAGTTCTGATACCCTAAGACCAGAGCCATAGAGCATCTCAACTATGACTTTATTTCTGGCTCTCTCAAGGGGTGTACGCCCTACTCTTTCTGACGCATCACAAATAGCAGTAACGTCCTTCACAGACAAAACTCTGGGCAGTGTAAGGGGTGCTTTGGCTTTGGGTATATTCTTGCAGGGGTTCTCCTCTAATGCCCCTTGTTTGACGCAAAAATCAAAGTAGCTTTTGATAGAAGCTAATCGTCTTGCCACTGTCTTATCATTAAATCCTTTGGCTCTCTCAGAGGCGATAAAGTCTGTAATATCTTTTTGCGTTGCGTCTAATATGTTGTCTACATATCTGTCGAATATCCTTAGATCATTGGCATACGCATCTCTGGTATTAAGACTCAATCCTCTAATAGCCACCAAGTCTAAGAGAAAGTCATGGATGGTCATTAGCTTTGCTCCTTGTAAAACCAAGAGTTTACACAACGCTCATCAAGCCAAGTGTCACGCTGCACATTATCAACAATAGCCACAATATGATTTCTAGTTATTGCTACTATCCTTCCCTTTGGAGCATCAGCACTCCAATTCCTAATAGAGATTTTTTTGCCTCTATTATCTTTAGGTGTTTTGTTTTTAGAAAAGCCATTATCAATAAGAAACTTCTCATAGACTTTTGGGTTGTTGGGTAAATATCCCATTTCCTTACCAAGATCAAAAAGCCTATCCCAGACAACCTTGTAGTCTAATCCAGTAGCAATAGCACACGCTCTAGGCACACAATCACCGAAGCCTTCTCCATGTCTTGAGAGAGGAAAGTATTGCTCTCTTCCCCCTGAGTCTCTTTCATAAGTTCCTCTAAATTTTTTCATGTTGCTGCTCCACTAAAATAATTATATCGTGTCTCTTCTAAACAAGCCTCACCATCAGCGATGAAACGGCTTGTATACCACTCTCTAAAAGTTTCGCCCTCTTGTTTATTGTCCTCATATATTTTCTTAAATTGTTTAAGTTCATCGTCAGTAAAGACAACTGTATGTTTAATAGCTATTTTCATTTCATTACCCCCTATCTAAGGGTCTGTAATCATCATACCCCCATGTTTCTTGAGCTTTAGGCTCTACGGCTTCCCCACACACTTCACACACCCAAACGGAATTGATGAAAACGTCATTGTCTCCATCAAATTCCTCTTGTTCAATCCACTCTAAATGCTCTTGGCAATCATGGTCTTTACACATATTCATCTCCTATTACACGTTTATTAACACTCTATTCACTACATATAACACAGACATACACGTTGTACAAGTCCAATCTATATTTATTATATAAAAATTATAGAAGGTGTAGGCATGAGAGAAAGTGAACAGCAAATATTACTACTGAGTCCTGAGACACGAAGGATGCTCAAGGAGGAAGCGCAAGCGGATATTTACAAGTCTATGTCGCAAGTGGCAGATGAAGTTCTCAGAGAAGGATTGAACGCCAGAATACAGGAAAGGCTTAAGCAAAAGATCAAAGAAGAGAACCTTGCTGATGCCGTAACCAATGCAAGGAATATCTATTATGGTGACGAATAAGCGAAGAGGATACGAGTTTGAACGAGAGATTGTTAATTTTTGGAAGAACGCTGGCATTAAAGTCAAAAGAGTTTTGGCTTCAGGGGCTTTCAAACATTATGGAGAGAATTTAAGCGGAGATATCCGTTTGAATGGATTGAAAGTAGAATGTAAACGACGCAAAAACGGTACTGGTTTTGCCACGTTGTATAACTGGTTTACCCAAGACGCAGCCGATTTACTTGTGGTCAAAGCTGACCGCAAAGGAGCGTTATATATTCTCCCTCAATCATTAATGCTCAAACTAGCGAAAGACGCTGGTTGGGAAATAGAAACAGACATAGAAGGAGTAAAAGAAGATGAATGATTTAGATTTAGGCGGAGGTGGTGACAGTGTTGTTGAGTACATACGATACACGCCATCTGGTAATGCGTGGATTGTAGACGGAGAAGAGTATGAAATGGAGAGTTTTCTCTTAGAACCCACAAGTCTTAAAATTGGGTATGGTCTTATTCAAAAGGGTGAGAGTCCAAGCTGGGTGTGGGAGGAAAAAGTTGGTGAAAAGAAAGTTGATAAGCCAACACCTGATTACAAGAGAGGCTTCTCTGTTATGGTGCAACTCAAGGACAAGAAATGGAGAGAGTGGTCATCAAATGGTTATGGCGTGTTTACAGGCTTTCAAAGAATGTGGACAGAAGTAGGACAGCAGAAAAACGACAATCAAGGAAAAAGTGTCCTTCTTAAATATACTGGTTCTGAAGCCGACAGTAAGGGTAAAGGTATGACACGTATACCCCTATTTGAAATCGTTGGTTGGTATGAGACCAAGGACAAGCCACCAGTGAAGGAAGAGCCTGTGGTTGAGGATGAAAACCCTGATCTTGTCGATGACGAGATACCCTTTTAACTGATGCCTCCAAACTAAGGGGGTGTAACAGCCCCCTCTTTTTTATGTATACGCATTTAGATTTATTCAGTGGAATTGGAGGCTTTGCTCTTGGGCTACAGAGGACAGGGAAATTTAAGACGATTGCCTTCTGCGAATTTGACGAGTTCTGCCACAGAGTACTTAGAAAGAACTTTGGGAATGTTCCCATTATTAAGGACATAAACAGTTTTGACACAAAAAGATTTATTCAAGAGCATGGAAGACCCTTCATCATCACAGGCGGATTCCCCTGTCAGGGGTTCAGTCAGGCAAATGCCAACAGAGAAGGAACAGACAATTCAAAGGGTCGTGACCTCTGGCCGCAGATGTACCGAATTATTTCCGATCTTAAACCTATCTGGATTATTGGCGAAAACGTCAGCGGCTTTGCTACTTTTCCCTTGGCATTCGAAAGAACGGCTACTGACTTGGAAGCATCAGGGTATCAGACAGTCTGTTTCAATATTCCAGCTTGCGCCACGAACCTTAAACACGAACGACAACGACTCTGGATTGTCTCACATTTACCCCACTCCAACAGCAACAGAGATGAAGGGTGGTGGCGTGAGGAACGTGGAACTGCACAACGGCTCATTCTCCAGAGTGAACAAGGAAGGAGTGCGATGGGGAGTGCGTCTGAAGGATGCAGTGAATTATTTAGACAACGGAACTTTATGCCCAGAGTGGACAGAATCTTTCTTAATGGATTATCCGATAGGATGGACGAGAGTGAGTTCGGAGTTCCAAGAGTCACATTTGAAAATCAAGACAGAGCAGCACGACTTAAAGCAATCGGAAACGCAGTCGTTCCCACAATCCCAGAAATCATCGCAAGAGCAATCATAGAGGCAGAGGGTGATTAAGTTAGTCACATATACAATGTATCTCATTACGATTACAGATATTGAGTCAATGGAGACTCAAGTGCATCGCTTGGTATTTGATAATCATGCGGAGTGTGTGGCTCTGGCAAAGGCTATTAATCAGGTAAGGGATCCAATATCGACAAAGAAGAATTGCCGGAGTGTGAAGACGTATTATTGGGATGTGCCATGATACAGCAGCACATCAAAGAAATAGCGTTGGATTTATTGGGAGAGCCTAACAAGAAGCTTTCAACAGATAAGGAGTTGCGCTTTGGTACGTATGGCTCAATGAGTGTCGTAATAGATGCATCAAGTCCAAAGTTTGGCACATTCTTCAGCCATGAGGACAATGAAGGTGGGGGAACGATTGACCTTGTTAAGAGATATGTCAATGACCATGTAGATTATTTGAAAAAATACGAAGAGCCAAAGACAAGAGATAATATTAAGGACATTTACCCTTATACCGACAAGGATGGGAAGACTTTATACGAGGTAGTACGTTTTGAGCCTAAGACGTTTAGACCAAGACGCATGAACGGTACTGGCTATGTGTGGAATCTTCAGGGCGTTGTCCAAGTACCCTATAGACTGAAAGACATCTATGATAGGCGTGATGAGGTCATCTATATTGTAGAGGGTGAGAAAGACGCAAATACTATTGCTAACAAGCTAGGGTATGTGGCCACAACGAATTGTTTTGGGGCGAGTAACTGGAAGGTGGAGTTAAATAGTCACTTCTCAGGGAGAGATTGTGTCATTGTGCCGGATAATGATGATGAGGGGCGTAAACACGCAGAAAAGGTTGTAGAGCAGCTAAAGAGTGTATGCAGTAGCTTGAAGGTTGTGCATCTGCCTTTGGGTAATCAGAAGGAAGATGTAAGCGATTATTTTGGGTGGCTGGGGTCTAAGGAAGAGTTCGATAAGCTCGTAAAGGATGCCCCTTCAATAAAGTGTAAGCCGGAGAGTACAGTGCCGTTTCAATCATGGTCTGTGGTAGACGCAATGACTATTCCTCCTAGACGCTTTCTCTATGACAATCATTACATACGCAATTTCGCTAGTATTACGATTGCTACAGGGGGTGTAGGTAAATCTACCTTGTGTCTTACAGAAATGATAGCGATGGCAACGGGGCGTAATCTATTGGGTGTTGCTCCTACAGAGAGGCTAAAGGTTCTTTATTTTAATGGAGAAGATCCAAAAACAGAAATTGTACGGAGATGTGTGGCAACGTCTGAGCATTTTGGAGTGCCACAAGAGGAGTTGGTAGATCATCTGTATATAGCCAGTGGTAGGGATTATGACTTGCTGTTGAGTGAAGGGTTTGAAGGAGAGATTAACGAGGGGAGTTTTAAGCTTCTGGAGGACTTCTGTAAGGATAAAGGTATTGATGTATTCTGTGCAGACCCATTGGCAAATATGACTACAAGTGGAGAGACTAATGAAGTGTTTCGGACATTGGCGAAGAGGCTATCGGATTTGGCTGATAGTTGTGGGATATCTATTGAGTTGGTGCATCATACTCGTAAGGGAAATGGTTTAGACACAACTGTCGAGAGTGCAAGGGGTGGGTCTTCTCTTATAGCAGCAGTGCGTAGTGCTAGGGTGTTAAGTCCCATGACAAAGGAAGAAGCGGATAAGGCTGGGCTAGAGAGCCATGTCAATCACTTCAGGGTTGAGGTGGGGAAGTCTAATTTGGCAAAGCCTGTGGATAAGGCACTGTGGTTTGAGAAAAAGTCTCATGCTTTGGACAATGGGGATAGTTGTGCGGTGTTGGATAAATGGGAGTTCCCTGATGCGTTTAGCGGTATGTCTGTGGAGTTGGGAAGAAGGATACAAAGACGTATTGAGAGTGAGAGACCAAAGCATAGTCCTAGGGCTGAGAATTGGGCAGGGAAAATCATTATTGAGATGTTGGAGTTGGATATTAAGGATAGCGATAAGTTGGCACGAAGTAAGGCGAGTACGATACTCAAGGAATGGGTACGGACAGGGGTTGTGGAGGTGTATGAAGACCATGACGGAAGACAGGGAAGAATGACAAAATTCTATTGTCAGGGGAACAAAATTTTAGAGGAATGAATATTAAACTTGTACAGATAGATGGCAAATTGCCCAATTTAGCTCTAATGAAGTTAAGTGCCTATTTTAAAAATCAGGGGCATCATGTGCATTTCACTCGCTCTGTTAATCCAACATTATTTGAGCCTCAATATGACATGGTGATGGCTTCTGCTATATTTCAATTCAGCATCAATCGTATCAATAAGCTTAAACAGAACTATCCAGACGCAATCATTG